GGCATAGACATTGTTGACATCAAATGGTTTGATTTAACCGGCGCATTTTCAGATCAACAAAAAGCCAATCTTGATCCCGTGATGACGCATCGTCCACCATTTGACAAATGCTTTGTTGCTTGGCAAGGCAAGACACGCAGTCACTCAAACTATGAAGTCCTGATGCTTGTGGCTGGTATTGACCCAGATGAAGGCATCACGGTGTCAATGTGGAAGGGGCCAAGCGGCACAAGGCTGCGCCCCATCCCTGCGATGTTTTATTTCATCGAGGATGACAACATCCGTTACGGCGCAGTCAATGATGATGAGCCGATAGACAAGGAGCTTGCGGAAATTATGTTGGCGCAGATTGGGGCTTGGTACAGCGCTATGGATCAGCGTATTGAGGCTTACATCCCGTTTATGCGGGACACCTTTACCAACCGCCGCAAGATACAACAAGGCAAGCTACCGACTTACGACTGGACAACGGTGTGGATTGAGCCATCCAAGCCTCGCCAAGAAGCAAAAGGTGGTACACACGCATCACCCCGGCTGCATGAGCGCAGAGGCCATTTAAGAAGGTTGTCAACCGGTAAAAATGTCTGGGTTAAATCTTGCAAAGTAGGAGATGCAAGCAAGGGCACGGTATTTCACGATTACGCAATTAAGGAGAAAGAATGATCTACGCGCTGATCGCCGTGCTGATTGCACAGGCTGTTTACACATACGTTGTGGCTGGAGGTTCGCATGAAAACAGTGATTGAAATGGCGCGTGAGGCTGGGATTATCCATCCAGAGATGGTGGATAAAACCCTTGAACGCTTTGCCGAGCTTGTCCGTGCTGACTCTATCGCTGACGAGCGTGAAAAACTAGCTGCGTGGATGATTCAACGTGGCTATTCAATAGGGCACGGTAATACGACAAAAGATTTACTTGATGAGCTTGATTGGCAGGTAGTACAAAACTGGACTAGTGCTATGAAAACTGGTGTGGAAACAGAGCGTGAGCAATGCGCACAGTTGTGTGAGCAAGGGTTGGCAATTGCAACTAGCCTCAGTGCACTGGACGATATGGAGATGTGGGGTGAAAAGTTCGCCGCAGCCATCCGAGCAAGGAGCAACACATGACCTGCCAACACCGCTGGGAGCCGGTCCCAGACCAACCGATCTACAAATGCGTCCGATGCGGCGCGTTCATGAGGATTATCAAATGACCCCGGTCAGACAGAAAAGAATCCGCACAATCCTGCGCTCAAGGCCAAGCGGCATGACACCCAACGAAATCGCGGAGGCAACGGGCCTACACGTTGCCAATGTCCGGACATCACTGAGGACGATGCCTGATACCTATGTTGACCGCTGGCGTATGGGTAAGCGCGGACAGTATGAGAAGGTGTGGGTCGCTGTGCCTGTGCCCGATGACTGCCCTCACCCCAAGGACCGCGTCAAGTGGGGCACGAACTTTAAGAAACCAAAGACCCAGTGGGTCATCGTTGAAGGAGCAACCGCATGAGAACACAAGGTGAACACATCAGAACCCTACAAAGGCGTGTAGCTTTTTTGAAGGCAAGAGAACACAGAAACAGCTATGACCAAGCAGAACTTGGCGCGTTGGAGTGGGCGCTTGTCAACTTGCCACCAGCACAGCGCACATGGGTTGGGCTGACGGATGAAGAAGTAAGCAAAGTGTTTGGTGGCGACATACACGCCGAGCATAGTGGTGAACTACGTTTTATCCGAGCCATCGAAGCCAAACTCAAGGAGCGCAACCAATGAAATGCAAATGCCACCCCGACTCACCGTTCCACTGGCGTGAGAATGTACAACCAAGCATCTTTGTGCGTGACATCGCGTTCCGCGCTAAAGGTATCGCCGTAGACGAGAACCTCACGATGGAGCAATCCATGATCGCGTACAAACAGTTTGGCATCTACAGCCGCGCACACCCATTGAACAAGCCATCACCAAACAAGCACGAACAATGAGAACATTCGCAACGCGGTCAATCCGCGAACTGCTCAAGATCAACGCTGACGGTATGGATGTAGGCACTATTGCCAACACCTTGAACCGGGAACCAGAGAACGTGCGCCGCATCCTTAAAACAATGCCAGACGCTTACATCGACAGGTGGACACGCTTTGGCGGTATTGGTAAGCCCAGCGCAATCTGGTGCGTAGTCGTGCCCCCAGAAAATTGCCCAAGACCAGACGCTAAGAAAGGAAGAAAGTAATGACAACCGGTATTGAAGAACTCAAACCTGTGAAGAAACGTAAAGGGCGGGGACCTGCAAAGAAACCCGCTTTGAACGGCACGAGCTTGCGACTACCGAGGGAGGTGCTCGACTTTTTTGAAAAGCACTACCCTCATTCCAAGCAAGTGAAAATCCGCGAAGTCCTAACCGACTACGTTAAAAGCCAAACCCAAGGAGAAATCAATGGCTAAGAAAATCACCCAAGCACAGAGCATCCGCGACTACTTTACTAGACACCCCGGTAAAACGGTGTCAGAGGTTGCCAAGGAAATGGGCCTGAAGTACCAAACTGTCTACATGACCAAACGAACAAAGGACAAGACGTTGTCCGCCGAGATTGCGTATCGAGTTAACAAGGAAATCAGCCGACCACGGGATTGGACGTTGATGCACATGACCACATCCGACAACAACATCGAGAAGGCGATGGAGCAAGAGTTCCCCATCACCATGGAGGAGCCCAAAGCCGCGAACAAAACCCAAAACCAAGGCGAGTTGCGCACAGTGATGCGCATGACAATCAACGACAAAGCCGACCCCGTCAACCATCCCGCGCACTACAAGTACGGTGGTATCGAGACCATCGACTTCATCGAGGCCAAGGAGCTTAACTACAACATGGGTAACGCCGTGAAGTACATCACCCGTGCCGACCACAAGGGCAACCGCAAGCAAGACCTTGAGAAAGCCATTTGGTACCTCAAACGAGAGCTGGGCCACAATACCTAACAACTGTTAGGGAAAATACTAAGCCGCCTTCGGGCGGCTTTTTTGCGTCTGGGTGTTGACAAAGTAAAGAGGTGTGGTATTCTATGGGTCCTGAAAACAAATTGGAGTGTTAGATGGCAACCACGCCAGAGGCCAAGGTCAAGGCCAAAATCAAGACCATCCTGAAAGAACACAACGTCTACTACGCCATGCCCATCGGCAGTGGCTACGGTAACGCTGGTGTGCCCGACTTCCTGTGTTGCTTACAAGGTCAGTTTGTAGCGATTGAAGCCAAGGCGGGTAAGGGCAAGACCACCGCACTCCAAGAAAAGAACCTGCGGGACATCAAAATGTCCGGCGGCTACGCATGGGTAGTCAACGAGGAGAACTTGGAGGAGTTCAAACAGTGGGTTGTGGAGTACAGAAAATAATGGCCGTCTCCCGCGCACAAATACTCAAAGAGCTACTGCCCGCCCTGAACATTTTGTTTGGGGCCGCGCACAGCAAGCGCAAACCCCCCGAGTACATCAAGCGTTGCAGGTACGGCAAGTACAGCATCTATCGCTGGGACTACGACAACCCCCTCGGTGAACGCAGGAGCACCACACTCGCCAAGGGGCTGGACAAAGAGACAGCCGAGGGAATGATGAAACTTTTAGAGGAACCAAAATGATTGAGAAATTTTTAATCCGATTCTGCGCACCAGAGGTGCGTACCATGATTGCTCGATTGCACGAGCGCCCAGACGACTTCACTTACGGCAGTAGATGGAGAGACTTGGCAGAAATGCGGCAAGGCTTCACTTGGGCCGAGCGCAAGGTGCTGGACAAGGAGTGGACCAAGTACAAGAAGAACCAAAAGCGCCGCGACCTGTTGGGCCTCATTAACAACGAGGTGCTTAACCCAACACCCAAAGAGCGTGGTTTGTTTGGCAACCTTGGATTCGCGGGTATAAGCGCGAACAACATTTCAACAGCCCAAGTGAGGGCGCAAATGAACGCAATGCAAGGCCAATACGCCAGCCAACTCGGCAATTACAACGATGCGCAATCACTTTTCCAAGGAGGAAACCGCAATGTCTAATTTTTCAACAGGTGTAGAGACCGTCATCAAGCGCATGGAGACCAACCCCGAGGAGTTCTTCAACGAGGCAGACAAGTGGCGCTTTATTTTCAAGGATAAATTCCGTGAGGTGCTGACCGAGCCCGAGAAGGGCGCACTGCACGAGGCGCTGAAAGCTGTACGCCGCAAAGAGTTTGACTACAGCGTAGTGCAGACACTGCTGAAAGACGAGATGCAGGACCAGATGAAGGGGTACGCTCAAGGGGTGATCTCCCAAGGGGTCATCACTGCAAGTTCATACGATAGCCGTGTCGCAGCAATTTCCAACCAAACGATACCCAAGCAATCGGAAACCCGGTACAACTTCCCATGAACATCATCACGATCGACTTTGAATCTGCGTACGGCGGTGACCTTGGGTTCAAGACTCAGACTACCGAGGAATACGTACGGGACCCACGCTTTGAGGTGATCGGTGTGGCTGTGCAGGTCAATGACGGTGAGCCCGAGTGGTTCAGCGGTTCGATGACTGACACTGCTGTGTTCCTCAATCAGTTCGACTGGGCCAACTCCCTTGCACTGGCGCACAACGCTGTGTTCGATGGGTTCATTCTGTCCGAGCATTTCGGCATCAAGCCCAAGGGTTGGTTGGATACGCTGAGCATGGGCCGAGCACTTCACGGTACGAACGTAGGCGGGAGCCTTGGGGTGTTAGCCGCGCACTACGGCATCGGCGTGAAGGGTGAGCAGGTCAAGCAGTACATCAACTACTTCCGCAGTACCTTTACCCCCGAGGAGCTGGCCGACTACGGATCGTACTGTTGCAATGACGTGACGCTGACGTGGGACTTGTTCGGCCACATGAGCCGAGGGTTCCCCAAGACCGAGTTGCGCCTGATCGACCTGACCGTGCGTATGTTCACCGACCCTGTGTTGCGGCTGGACCCGGTGATGCTTCGCGCCCACTTGAACAATGAGCGTGACCGCAAGGAAGAACTGCTCAGGACTTTTGACAAAGATGCTTTGATGAGCAACCCCCAATTCGCCGACCTGTTGCGTCAGCTGGGTGTTGAGCCGCCGATGAAGAAGAGCCCTACCACGGGCAAGCTGACGTATGCGTTTGCCAAGACGGACGAGGAGTTCAAAGCCCTGCTCGAACACCCGATCACGGCGGTGCAGACTTTGGTTGCCGCCCGACTGGGTACTAAGTCTACGATCGAGGAGAGCCGGACCGAGCGGTTCATTGGGATCGCGGGGCGCGGACCTATGCCAGTTCCCTTGCGGTACTACGCGGCCCACACGGGGCGCTGGGGTGGTGATGACAAACTTAACCTGCAAAACCTGCCGAGAAAATCCCCGCTGAAATACTCGATCTTGGCCCCTGATGGGTACGTGATGATCGACTCAGACTCATCGCAGATTGAAGCCCGTACGCTGGCATGGCTAGCTGGGCAAGACGACTTAGTGGAGGCATTTGATCGTGGCGAAGACGTTTACAAAATCATGGCATCTGCTATTTATGGCAAGGCAATCTCGGACATTACCAAGGATGAACGGTTCGTGGGCAAAACGACAATCCTTGGTGCGGGGTACGGCATGGGCGCGGCGAAATTCCAAGCTCAACTCAAAAACTTTGGCGTTGTTATCGAGATTGACGAAACCAAGCGCATCATAGACACGTATCGCCGCACGTACCCGAGGATCACTGAGTTGTGGAAAGCCGCAAACGGAATCCTTGGAGCTATCATCGGCGACCAAGCTACTACGCTTGGTCGAGACGGCGTCCTGAAGGTGATGGGCACAAAGGGCATCCTATTGCCCAACGGCCTGTACCTGCGTTACCCCAACCTGCGCTGGGCTACCAACGAGGAAGACGGCAAACCCGAGTACGTGTACGACACCAAGAAAGGCAAAGCTACAATCCCCAACCGCATTTACGGCGGCAAGGTGGTGGAGAACGTGTGCCAAGCCCTTGCTCGGATCGTGATCGGCGACCAGATGCTGATGGTCGCGAAGAAGTACCAAGTGGTCATGACGGTGCATGACGCGATCGCTTGCATCGTGCCCGAGGGCGAAGTTGAACGTGCTGTCGAGTACGTTGAGTTGTGCATGCGTATACGTCCGCAGTGGGGGCCCGAGCTTCCACTCAACTGTGAATCTGGTTCTGGCAAAAGCTACGGAGACTGCTGATGAGAAAACTACTCAACCAAATAATCCAATGGGCGTTACGTGAGGAAGACATGCGGGGGCTGACACCACAAGTTAGCAGGTGCGAAAGCATCCGCAGTGACACCATCCCCTCGTTCCGCATCGGCGTGATGAAGGCGATGAACGGGCGCATCTTGGAGGTAAGCACGTACAAGCCCAACAACCACGGACCTGACTGGACCAACGAGATGTTCATCGTGCCCGAGGACCAAACGCTTACGCAAGCACTCACAACCCTGCTGGTCTTGAAAGGACTCAACACATGAGCGAAATTAAAGCAATCGAAACTTTCTACAAGGGCTACCACTTTCGGTCACGCCTTGAGGCGTTGGGCTGTGTTCTTTGACACGCTCGGCATCCAGTGGAAGTACGAAGATCAAGGGTTTGAGCGGGAGATATTTGACTACTACGATCGGGGCGAAGTCAAAGCCAGCAAGATTGAACGCTACTTGCCGGACTTTTATTTGCCCAACCGCTATGGCAGTGGTGGTATCTACGTAGAAGTTAAGGGCGACACGAACGCGCTGAAAAAAGATTGGCACCGCTATTCCGAGATGCACGACTACGGTGGCATCCTGCCGGACTTTCAGGACTCGTACGGGAAACGCCACGGCTTGCTTTTGCTGTCCGAAATCCCACAGGCATCAACGAGCAAAATATACCTGCACCCCATCCTGCAACACTACAAGGGGCTCTGCAAATCCTACGCGTTTTTTGACGGCGATCAAATAGCCATTGTTGGGGATGAACCGTTTACCCGTATGTTGGGCGTAGCACCCGTGCACGGGCTGGACTGCGAAGAAGACAACTGGGGCATTGACACAAGGCAGGTCCACGTAAACGTGTACTACCCCCAAGTAGAGAAGGCGTACGCCGCCGCACGAGCCGCTAGGTTTGAACATGGACAGCGGGGCGCACAATGAGCATCGTCTGGTCATTCAGTAGCCTCAAGACATTCCAGCAGTGTCCGAAGAAGTACTACCACACCAAAATCGCCAAGGATGTTGTCGAGCCCGACACCACGGCCACGCTGTACGGGAAGTCTGCCCACACCGTTGCGGAAGAATACATCCGTGACGATAAACCAGTTCCCCCTCAGTTTGCGTACATGCAAGAGACGCTGGACAACCTCAAGGCAATCCCCGGCGAGAAGCTGTGCGAAGTGAAGCTGGGGCTGACCAAGGACTTACAGGCGTGTGAGTTCAGCGCCCCGAATGTCTGGTGGCACGGCATCGCCGATTTGGTTGTGATCAACGAAGAAAAGAAGCTCGCCTACTCTGTGGACTACAAGACCAGCAAGAGCGCCCGGTACGCAGACATCAAACAACTGGACTTGGTTGCCGCTGGTATCTTTGCCAAGTTCCCGAAGATCGAGCGCATCAAGTCGGCGCTCTTGTTCGTTGTAAGTAAAGAGTTTGTCAAAGCGGAACACCACGCCGTGATGGTCCCCAAGTACGTGGAAAAACCTGCGCGGGATGTTGCGCGAATCGAGGCGGCGTTGGAAAATGGGGTCCGGAATCCCGTCCAAGGGCCGCTGTGCAAGTTCTGCTCAGTGCGGCAGTGCGAATACAACAGGAGCTGAAATGCCTTACACCAAAACCCCCCGACCGTACAAACATGAATACGAATTACAGAAAGCCCGAGGAGAAGGGCCAGCACGAGCCGAGCGCCAACGTGCGCGAGAGACCATCGACAAGAAGCACCCTGACCGAGACAAGGACGGAAAAGCTGACATCCGCGAAGGCAAAGATGTTGCACACGTCAAGGCTCTATCTAAAGGTGGAACCAACGGACACGGTGTGCGTATCGAAAGCGCGGCCAAGAACCGTTCGTTCAAACGCAACAGCAACCACAAGCTGGTGACCGAGACCAGCACAAAGGAACGGAAGAAATGACGGACGAGCAAATGTGGTTACTGCGGTATGGCAGAGGCTGGGTGGACTGGTGGGAACTTGCGAACGAAACCGGGAATGACCTATCCAGTCTAGCCGAGCGTATGCACGATGCCCGGTTGCTTGAAAGCGACCACGCCAGATTGAAAGTTAGACTGAAACCAAAGGAAGAAAATGAACCTATCAGAGTATGAGTGGCCCCGTCCTCACGGGTTCACTCCGTTCGTACATCAGAAGTCAACAGCAGAGTTTTTGGTTAGTAACCGCAAGGCGTTTTGCTTCAACGAGCAAGGCACCGGCAAAACCGCATCAGTGATCTGGGCCGTTGACTACCTCATGAACATCGGCCTCATACGCCGAGTGCTTGTGATCTGCCCCTTGTCGATCATGAAGTCCGCTTGGCAGGGCGACCTGTTCAAGTTTGCACTGCACCGCACAGTCTCTGTCGCCTACGGCAATGCACGTAAGCGCAAGGAGATCATCAACGCTGGGGCCGAGTTCGTCATCATCAACTTTGACGGGGTCGGCATCGTCAAGGACGAGATCATCAACGGCGGGTTTGACCTCATCGTTGTAGACGAAGCGTCTGCGTATAAGAACGCACAGACAAGCCGCTGGAAAGACCTCCGAGACCTAACAAAAGTTATCAAGGGCTTATGGATGTTGACCGGCACACCCGCCGCTCAGTCTCCCGCCGATGCTTATGGCTTGGCAAAGCTGGTCAACCCCAAGGGCGTACCGCAGTTCTTCACGCACTTCAAAGACATGGTGATGACCAAGGTCAGCCAGTATCGGTACATCCCGAAGCCGACTGCAAAGCACATCGTGCACACTGCACTGCAACCCGCAATCCGGTTTGAAAAGCGCCAGTGTATTGACCTGCCTCCGCTGACGTTCGTTGAACGCGATGCCCCACTGACTCCCCAGCAGACTGGCTTCTACAAGCTACTCAAGAAGGAGATGATGATCGAGGCGGCAGGGGAAGAAATCTCAGCCGTCAACGCCGCAACGCAGATCAACAAGCTGCTCCAGATTTCATGTGGCTCAATCTATACCGACACTGGCGAGGTGGTGGATTTTGACGTAAGCAACCGCCTGAACGTGGTGCAGGAGATCGTGGACGAGTGCAGTAACAAGGTGTTGATCTTTGTGCCGTTCACTCACTCGATCATGCTACTTGAGAAGCACCTGACAAAGAACGGCGTGACGTGCGAGATCATCAACGGCAGTGTGTCGGTGAACAAGCGATCGGACGTGGTCAAGCAGTTCCAAGAGCAACCCGACCCCAAAGTGTTGATTATCCAACCGCAAGCCGCATCCCACGGGCTTACCCTAACTGCCGCCGACACCATTATTTGGTACGCTCCGTGCACCAGCGTAGAAACGTACTTGCAAGCCAACGCACGTATCGACCGCCCCGGGCAGGTCAACCCCATGACCATCGTCCACATCCGTGGAAGCCAAGTCGAAAGCCGCCTGTACTCCATGTTGCAAAACAACGTGGCGGGACACAAAGAAATCATCGACCTCTACCAAGAAGAAATTTTTGAAGAAACCTCTTGACACTGTCAAGAGTTGTGGTAGAGTAGCTCACCAACCAAGGAGAAAAGTATGGACGAAGAAGTTCAGGGGAAAGATTCCCCCCTCGTAGACCTCGACACACTGACCGCCGTCTACCTCAAGATGCGCGACAAGCGGGACGACATGCGCCGTGAGGCCGAGGCCCGTGAAAAAGAAATTGAAGAGCAGATGAGCATCATCGAAACAGAGATGCTTGAGGTCTGCAAAAACATGAACGCCGACAGCGTTCGCACCCCACATGGCACGATCATCCGTTCCGTAAAGTCACGGTACTGGACGAATGATTGGGATTCGATGTATCAGTTCATCAAAGAACATGATGCGTTTGGCCTGTTGGAAAAGAGACTTCATCAGACACACCTGAAAGAGTTTCTTTCCGAGAATCCCGACACGTTCCCCATCGGGGTCAACGTGGAAAATTCGTACTCCGTGGTTGTTAGACGTTCCAAAGGAAATTAAGATGAGTAACCTCACACTGTTGAATCAAGACCTCCCCGACTTCCTGCAACAAGCAGGTGTCAGTGACCTTACGAAATCGTTGGCTGGTAAGACCGGCGTCAAACGCATCGTGCCGAAGAACGGCATCTTCCGCAAGGTAGTCGGCGGCGAAGAGATGGGCAAAGTTAAGGGCAACCTTAACGCCATCATCGTCAACGCATCCCCCAAGGTCGGTCGTATTTTCTACGCAAAGCAGTGGACCCCCGATGCCGAGCCCTCCGCACCTGACTGCTTCAGCAATGACGGCAATGCACCGGACGCAGGTTCGGCTAACCCCCAAGCAGATCGTTGCGACTCTTGCCAGCAGAACATCAAGGGTTCCGGCATGGGCAACTCCAAGGCTTGCCGTTACAGCCAGCGCATCGCTATGGTGTTGGAAGAAGACTTTGGTACTTCGCTGGAAGGTGAAATCTACCAAATGAACTTGGCCTCCAAGTCCCTGTTCGGTGACAGCACTGCCGACAACACCCACACGTTCGGTAACTACACCAAGTACCTCGCCAACAACGGCAAGAGCTTGGACTACGTGGTGACCACCATCAGCTTCAACGAAGAAAACGACAACCAGTCGGTGCTGTTCACCCCAGCACGTTTCATCAACAAGGCTGAGTACGCTGTGACTAGCGAAGTGGCGGCAAAGCCCGAAGTGCAGAAGATGGTCTTGATGACTCCGTACCAAGCGGACACATCAGGCCGAGCCCCTAAGCTGGAAGCCCCCGCACCCAAAGCCGCCGCGCCCGTGACGGTTGCCGATGCTGTGGCCGAGCCCACCAAACGCGAAAGCAAGAAAGCTGACGCACCTGCCCCGACCGCGAAGAAGGACTTGGGTTCTGTGGTCGCCGCATGGACTGACGAGGAGTAAGCATGAGCTATGGTTACAGCCAGAGCTTGGTGTACGCCAACAAAAAGGCCAACATCAAGTCTCTCGGCGTAGCCTTGGGCCGTGTATGTATTCTTGAAGGCGTAAGCGTAAGCCATGTTGCTGATTCTTTTGGAGTCAGTCGCATGGCCGTTTACAACTGGTTCAAAGGGGACTCAGTGCCCCACCCAGAGACTCACGCCGCCATCGAGAAGTACATACGCAGTATCAAGCGCCGCCACAACAAGCAGAAATAAACATGTCCAGTTTTGACCTACTCGACACCGTGTTGCCCACGGAGGGGCGGTACTGTGTTTTCGGATACGGTCGTTACCCGGACCAACGATTTGCAGATACTAAAGAAGAAGTCGATGCGATAGCCGCTGAGTTTGTCCGCCGCAAAGTGGATGCGTATTTTGGTTGCGCCAAGTATGGCCCACTGAATAACAGGACACATGAGAACGCCACGTACTTCCGCGCACTGTGGATGGACATTGACTGCGGCCCCACCAAGGGTGTCCCAGACGAGAAGGGTGTTGTCAAAGGCTATTTGACCCAAGAGATTGGGCTTGCCGAGTTCAAGAAGTTCTGCATGGCCGTTGGCCTACCACGACCAATTCTGGTGAGTTCCGGGTATGGGATTCACGCCTACTGGCTACTTGAAGAAGTAGTGACACGCCGCGACTGGGAACCACTTGCCAACCGACTCCGTGAGTTGTGTGTAGAGCAAGGGCTGATCGTTGACTCCTCGGTGTTTGAAGCATCACGGGTTCTGCGCATACCCGGCACGTACAACTTCAAGCAGGACGACCCCAAAGAGGTAACAGTCCTCAACGAGAACACACAGCGCCTGACGTACGCTCAGCTCAAGGAGTTGCTCGGCGCACCTGAACCCAAGGACGATGTACCCGACTTCATCCCGCGCTCAATGAGCCCGATGATGGAAGCACTCATGGGCAACAAGGTCAAAAAGTTCAAGACCATCATGCTCCGCACAGCCGAGGGTGATGGGTGTCAGCAACTGCTTAACTGCTTTGAAAACCAAGCGTCCATCGAGGAACCCCTGTGGCGTTCTGCCTTGTCGATCGCGGCGTTCTGCTCCGATGGCGATGCGGCTGCGCACAAAATGTCCAAGGGGCACCCGGAGTACGACCCCGAGGAAGTCGGCAGGAAAGTCGCACAGATACGCGCCAAGGGTGGGCCCCACCACTGCGCTACGTTTGAGAAGCTGAACCCCACCGGGTGCACCGACTGCCCCCACAAGGGCAAGATCAAATCCCCGATCGTGCTCGGCATGGAGATCGAAGAAGCCGACCCGGACGACAACGACTTTGTGGTTGCCGACGAGGAGACTGGCGAAGAGACGCATTACCTGATTCCTGAATATCCATACCCATTCTTCCGTGGCGCAAAGGGCGGCATCTATCGCCGAGCAACCGAGGAAGAAGACGAACCGGCTCTGGTGTACGAGCATGACCTGTACGTGGTCAAGCGCATGAAAGACCCCGAGGTTGGGGAAGTCGCACTGTTCCGACTGCACCTGCCGCACGATGGTGTGCGCGAGTTCAGCATTTCCACTTCATCCATTTCTGCAAAAGACGAGTTGCGCAAACAGCTGGCCCACCACGGCGTTGTTGCCCACCACAAGCAGTACGAGAACCTCGCATCGTTTGTTGTGTCATTCGTTAAAAATTTGCAGTACGTAAAGAAAGCAGAGACCATGAGAACCCAATTTGGCTGGGCCGATGGTGACAGCAAGTTCATCCTAGGCGACCGAGAAATTACAAAGGACGGGGTGTTCTACAGCCCACCGTCCAGCACCAACAAAGATGCCGCAGAGAAGATTCACGTCAAAGGTGACTTTGACCTGTGGAAGCAAGTCTTCAACCTGTACGCCCTCAAGGGTATGGAGCCCCATGCGTTTGCCGCACTCACAGCGTTCGGCTCTCCACTGCTCAAGTTCACTGGACTGGAAGGGGCAATCATCAACGTCATATCCCCGGAGTCAGGCTCGGGCAAGTCCACGGCACTGTACATGTGCAACAGCGTGAGCGGTGAGCCCAAAGAGCTGACCTCCATGTTCAAGGACACGTTCAACGCCAAGATTCACCGACTGGGTGTGATGAACAACCTCGCCAACACGATTGACGAGATCACGAACATGAGCGGCATGGAGTTCTCCGATCTGGCGTACAGCATCAGCCAAGGCCGGGGCAAAGAAAAGATGAAGGGTTCGACCAACGAGCTCCGCGTCAACAACACCAAATGGCAGGGCATAACGCTGTGCTCATCCAACTCCAGCTTTTACGAGAAGCTCGGCGTAGCAAAGAGTTCCCCCGATGGTGAGTCGATGCGCTTACTTGAGTACAGGATTGACCACAACGACATCATCTCCATGACCGATGGCAAGCGGTTCTTTGATCACCAACTGCGGGACAACTACGGCCATGCGATGGAAGTCTATGCGCAGTGGCTGGTGAACAACAAGGAAGAGGCGGTCGATCTGATGCGCCAAGTTCAGGCCCGTATCGACAAGGAAGTTCAGTTCACTCAGCGTGAGCGTTTCTGGTCTGGCGTTGCCGCTTGCAATATCGCTGGTGGCCTGATCGCCAAAAGCCTCGGCTTGCACGACTTCGACATGAAGGCTGTCTACGAGTGGCTCAAGCGTATGCTCAGCGAGATGCGCCAAGAAGTGAAGCCCCCACAGGCATCGCCGATCACCGCAGTCGGCGAATTCATCAACGCACACATCTCCAACGCGCTGGTGGTCAACGGTGAGCTGGACGCTCGGAGCAACCTGTCCGCACTGCCCTTGCTGGAGCCCCGTGGTGAGCTGATGATCCGCTACGAGCCCGACACCAAAGAGCTGTACATCGCGGCCAAGGCGTTCAAAGACTTCTGCGTACGTCAGCAGATCAACTACAAGGGCACCCTCAAGGAGCTCCAGATGCTGGGTTGCTACACCGAGGCCATGAACAAACGGATGTCCAAAGGCATGAAGATGGTTTCCCCCGCCGTCCGAGTGCTGAAGTTTGACGCCTCATCCTCAGAGTTCCTGCAAGTGGACGTACAACTGAGCGCCGATGAAGATCGAAACAGTAGCGTTCCAGATTGACTGGAAGAAGTTCCGGCGCGGGTACTCTTTCTTTGTACCCTGCATCGACCATGAAGCGGCCAGAAAAACTCTGGCCGTGGTCACCAAACGGCTGAAGCTCAAGACCGTTAGCAAAGTTGTGATCGAAGACGGTATCAAGGGCTTGCGCGTTTGGCGACTCTGAATTACACTGGAGCCGCTGGAGTTGGACCAGCATTTCTCCTTGGTTGCTAGTAAGTTTACCCCCCGGACCTTGCGGAACGGGGGGTTTTTTACTTCTGGCGGTTCTTCTCTTCGCGCTTGTCCGCCGCAATCCGGGATGGGAGCAGGGCTTCTGCGAACGGTGCCACGTTTTTCTCGGTCAGCGTAACGCCCCGGAAGGATGTAGCTCGTTGCTCCTGTCGGCGTTCCAGAGAATCCGCAAGGTTGTCCGCCGTGATCTCGTACGTTGGGTACTTGCGGTTGAACTTCTCCATGTCCCTGAAGGAGTCGGTGTACGCGCCAAAGTCTTTCTCCCGGTACGTGCGGTCGAGTCGGGTCATGATCTTGTTGCGCTCGTTCAGAATCTTCTGCTCAAGGCCGATCACTTTGAACGTCACGTACTGCGTATTCGCAAGCAGGTCTGAGCGAAAGCCGACAGCTTGGAAGATCAAATCACCTGTGGTGAACGCATCCCGCGACAAAATCTCAACGCCCTTGTTGTCCTTTGCGCCCTCTTTCCAGTAGTTGTACGTGTTGATGTAGTTGCGGAAACCAGCAGGGGCGGCTTTGAGGACACCCTTCTTGTAGTCGCCCTCCATGAACGCGCCGTATGCGTCAGCCCAAGACAGGATCATGTTGGCTGTTGGGCCAGCCTTCTCCATGGCCATGGCTGTGATGCTCTCACGTGGGGTTGCGGTCTCTTTGGTGTCGCGCAGCCACATGTTGTTCAAGCTCACACGACCGGAGATGTCTGCACCGGTGATGGCATTGACAGGGCCGCGCTCAATCACGTCGGCGAGATCGTATCCAGCAACTTTAGTACCACCAAGCTGTTCTTTGAGCCAGACAGTGCGCCACCACAACTCGTAGCTCATGCTCTTGACATCTTCGGGCCACTCGTCGTCCTTGAGGGAGTTCCACATAGCGCCGAGGAAACCCATGACCGTGCTGAAACCCCACAGACCAACTGCACCGCCGAGTATCCAAGTGTGGCCCATAGTGCCGAAGAACTTCTTGGCTGCCTCAAATCGAGTGCGCCCGTTCATAGGCTTGATCATCTCGACAAAGTTTCTGCCCAAGAACGCAGTCATGTACACGGGGTACATCATGAACTGGGTAAGCACTTTACCGGCAGCGCCCTTCATAAAGTCAGGGCGGTTGTACTGGCCGTAGTTACCAAGAGCTTCGTTCGTATCGAAGACAGCGTTGTCCACTGCGGTTCCATGATCCCGGCCCGCTTTGCGGTTCAGTCGGTACGCTGCAAGGAACATGGCCTCACGGGACAAGCGTTCAGTCGAGTGCATCAAACCGCCGAGCACCAACGCACTGACGGTATCTTTGCCGAACTGCACCGTAGGCGACGAGATAGCATCAGTCGGCGTAGCCTTGTAGTCCAGCGCATCACTTGCGTAGGTGGAGGTGGTTACGTCACGAGCCAGCATGTCCTTGATAGCGCGGCGCTCGTCTTCACTGCGCGTGACGTTCTCAATGGATGGAGCCACCCACGAGTAGGTGCCGTCAGCGTTCTTCTGCATCACACCGTACTCTTGCCACACCTTCAGCATGTTGCCCATCTCGGCGTAGGCATTGCCGACACCATACTTTGTCAGCACGGGGATACCGGTCTGGAACAAGCTCAGCGGCTGAAGCATGGCCGAGGACATACCGCCCAAATAGTAAATGAACGAGAACTTGTTGGACCAGCCCGCAATGCTCTCGGCCATAGATGGTTTGCCAGCCGACAACGCATCTGACACACGGCGCTCAAACGCAGAGACGTACGGCTCGTAGGTCGGACGGTTCTTGATCGAGTCACGTGCCTGAGACAGCGAGTTGCGCAGCAGGGGTGCGTACTTGATACGGGCAAGCTGAGTTGCCATCTTGGTGGTCGTGTCGGCCACGTTGCGCAGCAAGTCGGTGCGGAAACCAGCGAAGCCCTTACGGTGAATGAACTGCTTGCGGAAGCTCTGCTCAGGCATTGTCTGCAAGTAGATTTGGTACACCGCATCTTTGAGCTGCTCTTTGGCCTCGGGAGTGAACTCTGTACCTGCACCAACACGATCAATCTCGCCGAACACGCCGGTCAAGAGCTGGCTATTGCCGACTGTAGCTTTACGCAAGGCGCTGATGTCGTTGCCGAACACAAAGTCTTCCGACTCCAGCAAGTCCTGCATGTTGCGGTCGCGGCGCTTTTGGAACGCAGCGTTGGACTCACCGGGCTTTTGCTTCACTTTCTCGTCGGCAAAACCTTGCATGGCGCGGTCACGCTCACCCATGCTTTCAAACATGAAGAACTGACGGGTCTCACCACTGCCGATCGACAACCAGAAATCACCACGGCGCACCAGTGGGAAGTACGGTGTGATCTTGCTACCGGTCTCGTACATGGCCCTGATCTTCTTAATCAGGTTGGCTTGCTCCGCCATCGGCAAACCAGACTGTGTGATCTGGTCATCGAGCAGTTTGGTGAAGTAGTTCGACAGAGTCTCGAAGTGCTTCTTGATGCGGTTGTAAACGCGCTGACCCTCGGGGCCCAGATCGTCATACATCTGATCGAGCTTTTTATTGCGCAGGGTCTGAGACTTGTCCGCTGGGTCGTACTCGGCGAGAGTCGCCATGTGCGTAACCTTGTCCAGCTTGTCGCGCAGGGTTGGGTCCTTGCGGTACGCACGGGCAATATCGTTGGTCAAGTCGCCCGCAGCTTTGAGCAGCGTCTGAGTCATGCCACTCATCTTCTGCATCAGCTTGTCGGTGTTCTTCAACTCCGGCACTGTGTTCGCAGCCATCTCGGCCATGAAGTCAGTAGTCATTGCGTAAGTAAACGCAATCCGTGCACCGAGATTCATACGCTGATACAAGTCGCGGAGCGCGGGGATAATTTTGCGCGGGTCTTGCGCCATCTGCAGCAGAGATACTGCCTTGCTGTACTCCTCCCCGTTCTGGGACTCTTCAAACTTAGCGTTTGCTACGTTGACCGCACGGTTCAGTTGCTTTTGGGTGCGGACGGCATTTCCAGTCTCCGCAGTTTCGCCACCATCTCCGGCAGGCTGGCCGACTTGTCCAGTACTTTGAGCGCTTGCTCCAAGCTGTTCTGATACGCCGGGTCCTCCTTGTCCTTCTGCGCGTTCGCCTTCCATTGGCTCAGAAGCGCCTTCATCTCCGATTTGTTGGTAGCTAGCGTCTTGGAAGCGGTTGCCACGAGGTTTGAGATTTCCACTGCGGAACTCCTTGTCTAAAAATTGGAAGATGTCATCGTTGCTGGTGATGACTTTGGTCAGGTCTTTTTTGGCCTGTTGTAAATCAAACGATGGGTGCGTGTCAAGCAGCGTCATGATCTTCTGCATCTCAGACGCAAAACTGCCGCCGTGGTTACGCACGCGGAAGTGGGCCATCTCGTGGACCATCGTGCCGATCATAGACACCGCAACTTGCGCAGGGGTGCCGCGCAGGTCAGTCGTAGCCGGGTTGATGAACATACCCTTGAACGGCACCATGATGCTGACGCCGTAATACTCGTTGTCGATACTCACACCAAAGGCTTGAGTAGACATATCAGAGTACGTGCTGTCAATGGACAGCAAAGCATCGCGCAACGTATGGAACGTCTGGCCAATGGCTGACAAGTACTTGTTGACACGAGCAGCGCCAAATTGGTCACGTGCAAGATCGGACAAGGACTGAGGCGTGCCCTTGGGCATCTCCACAGGGATGTCGTTCATCGTGGCCCACTGAAGCACCTCGGATGGTGTACCCGAATAGTTAATAATCGGGTTACCGCTGTCATCGTTGGCTGTCATCCACAGCCGACCGTTGCCCAAATCTACGACTGAATATCTTACGGGGTCTTGGCTCTGCAGAGCTTTCAGCGCAGCCTCGGCATCACCCGGATTCAAGGCCGACACATCCGTCTGCGTGTTGTCATGGATCATGACCTTGGTCGAGTCGATCTCATTCTGCGGAATGGTCAGCTCGTCGATGCGGATGTTCGTTTTCTCCAAGTCTTTGGCGGTCAACTCGGGCAGTGCGCGGTTGTTCACATACAGCACGCCGTCACGCACTTCTACTTGGTCGCCGGGTTTGATCAGTGTGAACGCGTTGTCGCTTGGAGGGGCGGTTGGCTCCAGTGCTTCTGCTTCAGTCACCGACCCATCGGCGTTGACGTACTGCACCGTGCCGAAGTTTTTGACGCCCTCGGCCAGATCAAGCTGGCTGTAGATAGCGGTGATGTAGTTGAAGATTTTGCCGAAGTCATCCTTGGCCACAGCCGAGAAGTTCTGACGGTTCAAGTCAAACGGATACCCAGCGTCTTCTGGCCTGACGTTCTCGGCGGGAGTCACATCCACATAGAACGTGCGCTTGATGTTCTTACCGTCAAAACCGGGGCGATCTTTGATCGAGGTGTCGAATTGCCACAGACCGTTAGACAGCACGTGAGTGTTGCCCTTGTACGATGGGTCTGTCTTCTCCTTAGACACGTAGATACGTGCAGTACCCCAAGCAAAGTTGACGTTTGCAAACGGAGTGAAGTCATTGACCGGAAACTTAGAACCGATAGGCAGCTCGTTATTACCGTACCCGTAATCGACGTTGACATCAATATCACCAAACAGCGGGCTGTGTTCCAGCACGGGAGCGTTCTTGAGGTCCCATTTGCTAAAGTTAATTTTTTCCTGCTCGCCAGTAGACTCGTTAGTGAACGTCTCAGGAATAGTCACAGTCACCGCAGTACCGTGGCCATCGGGGAACAAAGTCTCAATGTAGCGTTGCACGGTCGCTGGGTCTTTAGTGGTTTCGATGTTAGGCCCCCGGTCTGGATCATCCAGCGCAGCCTTTAAGTCATCACCGTTGGTGACCATGCGAGAGATCACGCCATCGCGCAGCGACACGACTTCAAGCTGCTTGTTCTCGAACAGGAACAGCATCTTGGCAACGCCGAGACCACCGGACGCACGCTTTGTCTCTTTGACAGTACCAGCAATCTGCAAGAACTGATTGCCCATCACGCTGGTCGGCATACCAAGGCCGTTGTCCACAACGCGGATAGAGCGGTTGGTGTCGTCAATCTTTACGTCGATGCGGCCCTTGGTAAGCTGCCCCTGCTCCAACGAGCCCTTGATAGCGTCGAAGGAGTTTTGGAACAGCTCTTTGATCGAGACAGCGGCAATGTCTTTCGGCGTGCCGTACAGCTTGGAGCCGAGCATCTTGGCCAGACGCTGCACGTTGGCAGTTGGGCGAGCCTTGATGGTTGTTTCTTCCGGCAGCGGCTCGCTGGCCTTTGGCTCTTCTTTCTTGCCAAACATCCCAAACATAGAGCTTGCTTGGTCCCCAGTGCGAGCTGGATACTGCGGAGCCTTGGTGCTCAGGATGGTGTCGGTCACGACGATCAAGTCGGTGAAGGCGTTGGTAGTGTCCTCGTCCATACCGAACAGCTCACGGATACCGCGCACAAAGCGGTTGAAGTACGAAGTGTCTTCCTCGTACCCTTGGGCCTTCATCAAGAAATTCTGGAACTCGGGGTCGGTCATGCCGTACGCAATAAACTCGCGTGGGTCTTCCAAAACTTCACCACGATCAGCCAGCAAAGACAGATACTCAGGCAGCTGCTTTTTAGCCGCCATGTCGTTGAACGTGCTGATGGCACTGTTCATTGTGCGCAACAGATCACCCGCAGCGCGGACCAAAGGCGAGTTAAGGTCTGCGCCCTTCTTGATAGCCTCGATAGCCAGAACGATCTTGCGGTTGGTGGCCGCGTGCAGCAGCTCGTGCAGGATGGTCAGGTTGTTGATGCCTTGGTTCTCGCCAAAGGATGCACCGCGCACGTAAATCACACGGTCACCCGTGTTGTAGTTCTCGATGTACAGCGCAATGGAACGATCCCAGTGGCGAGCGTTCTTGGCGGTCTTGAGCTGTGCTGGCAGCTCTTGACCTTCTTCAATAACCACAAACTTCACGTTGGTCACAAAGTTGCGCAGGCGCTTGCCGAGCGCCTTTTGGAAGTCGTTGCCCGTCTTGATGATGTGGTTCAAAGCCTGAACGCCATTGGCGAACTTGCCAAATGCGGTATCCGGTGTGCCCTTGGTCACACGGGAAGAGCTAGCCTGCTCGCCTTGGAGTGCAGCCTGCGCACGTTTCTGCGCCTCCATACCTGCTTTGAGATCAGCTTTTTCTTTCTCAGAGATGTCAGGGCGAGCCAATGCGGCTTTGACACGTTCGCCAACCATAGTGCCCCGGAGCAAGGGGTCAGCCTGCAGCTGCAACAAAGACTTGATGGTCTCACGGCGCTCGGCTCGGTGGTCGGCCAGAGCTGCTTCGTAATCTTCGTCGGTCTCAAAGTCGCCTTCGTCTGGCAACGCAGCCAGCTCGTCCAGCTTGTTGGTCAGTCGGATAAGCGAGCGTTCAGCCTTGGCCTTGGCCGCTTGGACCGGGCGCTTGTTTTCCGCACGCTGCTGCTTTTCTTCCTCAGTCAGCTTAGCTGGTCGGCCACGCTTGGCTTTGGGCGCGGCCCCTTCTTCAGCTACTCCGTTTTCGGTCAGATAATCGTTGATACGCAAGAACCCCGCAGGTGGGATGCCCCCTTGCGTAAGCCCGTCGATTTGCTGAATAATTTGCTGCCGAGTTTTTCCTTGGGCAAGTCCATCTTCTACAGTTTTCACAACCATGCTACGTAGCATGGCGGAGTCTTCAGCAGAGATTTCTTCGTTTTTGGCATCGGGCCTAGCGGGGCCAAGAATAGGTCCGATACGCTCGCCAAGCGTCAATGCACCCTGCTGTTCGCCTTCTCCCGCCACAGTTCCTGCAGCAGTTTGTCCAGCAGGTACCACTCCACTTGGCTGAGTGCTTCCAACCCCTCCGGTGGGGGCGACTCCACCGGGCTGTCCAGCCACTCCAGCGCCTGTTCGATCTGCGGTACTGACAGTTGGTTGGGCATTGACTGCGCCCTCTCGTTCGGCTTGCGCATCTGCTTGTGCCTCCTCTGTAGCTTGTTGGATAGCCAGTTGATTGGCTTGCTGTGGCTCCATGCCCGCATCTACAAACTCGCGTGTCAGCTCGATGATGCGAGGGGCCAGAACCTTGCGTTGCTCAGCTTCTTGGGCGACGAGCATCTGCTCAGCCTGCACCCGTGCGTCTTCTGCGGGTATACCCGTAGATTCAATCTCGGCAGTGAGCGCAGCCAGCTGTTCTTCTTTTGGTATGTTCCCGAAGTTGGTTTCGGGAACATCGGTGGGGGGAGCTTCCGCAGTTTGGTCGGGAGGCACCATCTGGTTGCGGCGCTCAGGCACCAAGAACCCTTTGCTCTTCGCCGCGAGCAGGGCTTGGTAGTACCCCATGTCGTCTGGACGTTCGTACCTAGGGGTATCCGCCTTCAATACGTCGCCGAGCTTCTGGGCACCCTTGACCGCTCCGAGCGTTACGCCAGCTTGCGTACCCGCTTGAATGATCGTTTGGCGCAAAGTCTCTTCCAACTGTTGATACAAACCGGCCACGCTGGGGTTCTTGTTGAGGCCCACTCCCGGCACGATGTCAATCCCGTACTGAGTCAGCGTAGTAGCCATCTCTGATGGGATTTCTTTCACCGCCGCCTTGCCGATGTACTCGGCGATCTGGTTGCCGGTTACCTTCTCCCCTTTGGCAGTGGCGTCAGACACAAACTTGCGCAGGCCAGCCATCGCCTTTTCCATACCGAAGCGCTCGAAGAAAATCTCCGCAGCCGCCATAGGAACAGCACGAGCCGCCGCCGCTGCGGGGGATTGACCCGCAGCACGAGCTTCGCCGTAAGAGTCGCCGAACTGTTGGACGCCCGCCTGCAAAAGAACAGGAGCTGCCGTACCAGTAAGCACGCTCAGGGCAATCATGGGGGTCTGTCCGGCCAAGGACGAAATGGCCCCTTGTGCCGAGCGTTCAAAAATACTATCGCCTTTGGGGATGGCTTGCCGCCCAGCCTCGACCATACGCCGAGCACCAGAGATGTCGCGCTGCATCTGCTTGTCGCCGGTAATGTCAGCAAACACGTTCATCAGGCCAAGCCCAGCCTGCTTGTATTGCGCTTTAGTCTCCTCACCGACACGGTCAAGGAACCCAGCGTCCTTAGTCACCTCACGCATCCGAGCGGCTTCTTGGTCGGCAATCTCGCCTTCGATGTCCCGGTTCATCTGCTGAAGGTCGGGGCGGGCAACACCCTGCTGGGCTTGCTGGCGGGCAAGGTTCAAGGCTGCTTCAGCCTCCATACCCTGATCAATGAATCGTTTCTGTTGTTGCTCCAGACGCAGGTCGGTCAAGTTTTGGAGCGACGTGGGCTGCATCTTGTCCCTAGCAGCGTACCGACCTTGGATTACTTTGGCCGCACGACCGTAAACGTCTGGGCGTTGGAGCATCTTCTCAAGCGCAGCGCTGCGCTTGGCTTCCGGCATTGCGTTGAGTTGTGCTTCCAGACCGGAAACAAACTCGGGTCGAATCATCTTGTCCTCGGTCGGCAGTGGACCGGGCATCTTCTGGTCTTCGAGAACGTTCTCGCGCTTGGGTGCGCGGGCAGCGGCCATGATGGAGGAGCCGAAGTCATCCCCCATTGGGTTACCCATTTCAAACCCACCGCCTTGTGGAGCGGGGGCTTTCTTTGGGCCGAGTGAAGTGGTGGAGAGAAACTGTTGGCGGACTGCGTCAAGGTCAGTTTCGGGCACCTGTGGGGCTACGACACTGTCGAAGTATTGGTTCCGAGCAACCTCTTTTTGATCATCCGGCAGTGCCTGAAATGCCTCACTACCGACAACGTCAACCCACTTTTTCGCCATAGCAACCCCTTATTACGGGGCGCTACTTGCTCAATTATTGCCGCCCCAGAGGCTACTATAATCGTTTTGGCCGCCCCGTGGGGAATTATTGTTTACGGGCGCGTTTCTACCCGCATTAGCGCGAACCCGAGCAGCTTCGTCCCGCAGCATCTGGGCTTTCGTAGCCGCATCCGCCTTGACGTACTCCGGTGTGAACTTGAGCTTCTGCTGCGCTGTAGTGATCTGGTTGCCAAGCACAATGTCCTGCTGGCCTTCAACCTGACCCGCACGAGTTGGGCCGTAGTCGGCAGTTCTGGCCCGGTCCATAGCACGGCGCAAGGCGTTCACGTTCGCCAGCGTAGATTCTGTTGGGTTGGTCTCGTGCGCAACCTCCGCCGCAGCGAGCTGCTCGGCCAACTTAGGGGGTTTAGCCGCGCTAACCTTAGCGGGGGCTGGAGGCAAAGCGAGGCGACCGGACTTGTACAGTACCTCGGCCATTGCTTTCTTTTTGGCCATCCCAGCGTTGTACGCTTTCTCGCGGTTGGTGTTGGCTTTAGCAACTTGCGCTTCTGCTTTGTCGTGCAGGCCCATGCGCTGGTCTGCTTCAGCCTTGGCCAAGTTCAAGTCCATACTGGACAGAGCGCGTTTTTGTTCCTTGTCGGCACGCAGAGCCTTGCCGTAAGACTCACCGAAGGCACCGCCAGCATTGGCAAGCCCCTGCACGAACCCACGACCTTTAAGCATGCCAGCGGCAGCTTGGAGCGCAGCCAGACCACGGCCTTCGCGCAAAGACTCGGCGCTTTCCCCACGCTGGGACTCAATGTCGGCTTTGATTTTGTCCAGCACGTCGCCGTAAATTTCCTTCCCACGAGAGGTGGAACGGTCATACAGGGTCTTTTCTTCCGCCGCTGTAAGGGGAGAGTAACCTTTGTCCGCAGCCATTTGCTGTTGCAGCGCCTGCAAACCGGACATAGATGAGCCATAAACAGCCAAGTCACCTCTACCAACGGGCATGCGGTCAGTTACCTGCTGCCCGGTATCCTCATCGTTTTCGTCTTCATCCCCGGCAAACGCAACCATGCCCCCACCAGCCATCATCTGCTGTTGCTGCTCTTGAGGTAGCTGGTTGAACGCGCCCATCATCCCGCCACGCTCGGAAGCGCGTGAGGCCATTTCTTGCTGGATGATCTGTAACTGCTCCACGTCACCACGCATCTGGGCCGCTTCAGCGGCTTGCTTCAACTGTGGGTCCGACAGCTTGTCCACGATGGCTTCGATGTTTTGCGCGCTGTCAACGCTACCACCATCAGCGTAGGAGGAAACAGTACCGCCATCAGCTCTGGCCAGCTGGCTCAGGCCATAAGCACCCATACCCAAAGAGCCGAGTGTTTGGGCCGTAGTAGGCCCCTGCGCGTACATGGTACTGACACCACCCATAGGAGTGCCGCGCATGATGTTCGACAGGAACGACAGCTGCTGGTATGGATACGCTTGCTCCGCAGCGTAGTCCTGCATGTTGTAACCGAGCTTGGCTTGCTCGTTGGCTTGCTGCTGGGCACCGAATTGATTTTGCAGGCCCAGAATATCTTTTTGCTGGCCGAACTGTTGGGTGCCGATATTGGCCAGTTGGCCCGCGCCAGAAATGGCTTGGCCGTAGCCTTGCAGCCCGAGTTGGGAGCCAAATTGCCGTGCTTGCTGGGCATTTTGAAACGCGCTTTGCAAGCCTTGAGCTTGGATACCGCCGAGCTGTGTGCCCAGATTGCGCTGACGCTCGGCTTCCACAATAGCTTGGCGGCTGCCGCCGAACGCACCACGCTGCACGGCCTGAGCCTGATCGGACTGACGCTGGATGTTTGACTGGCGAATAGCTTCTTGCTGTTGGGTATCAACCACGTTCTGCATGTACGGAGACATAAACCCCTGCATTGAACCGGGGTCGGTCGCCATGTTCATATAGTTTTGACCCGCGCCCAGACTGCCAATAGCACCGGCACCAGCAATACCCATTGCAGGGCGCAACCCTTGCGAGGGCTGAAGATTCTGTGCGCCTTGGAACGATTGGTTTTGCAACCCGGTAAAACCTGCCACACGGCTAGGATCAATACCAGACTGCCGTGCCCAGTTGCCATAGCTTTGGTATGGCTTATCTACCGCGAGAGATTCTGCTTTCGCAAGGTTCCGTTGCGCGGTAGGTATTGCCCAGTCAGGCAGGTCTTGCTTAACAGTTTGCGTTTGTTCCGCAGGGGCGCTGCTACCACCGCCGCCATAGACAATGCGCCCGCCTTCTTTGCGGGTTACGGATTCGCCAAGGGGCTCACCCAAGGCTTCAAGTTGTCGGCGGGAGTAGCTCATGATTGCTCCGTACTCAAGATTTTCGTGTACAGCTTGTCCGTATGCTTGTAGCCAAGATACTCAAACAGCCGTGAGTTGTCCATATGAATTTTCGTGTGCATGATGACGCGATTGACACCATCCGCACGCAGGGCTTCTTCCGCAAACTGGAACAAACGGATACCCGTACGCCCCAATCGATGTTCTTTTCTGAGGAAGTAAATGTCCTCAAACGCTGTTTTGCAAGACTTGTAGTGTAAATGCGGTTGCACAATAAAGATAGCGTAACCGACTAACCCGTGCTCATCCCTCGCGGTTATACACTTGAGAAACCCTGCCATGTACAGCCGCCCATACGCCTCGTAGTCGGGTATGAGTGGGAAGTCTTTGGTGACGCACAACTCGTCGTAGTGCAGTGGAATGACTTCCTTCAACTCCTCGATGAAGGTCGCGGGGTCTTCTACGGCGTACTCAATCATGCGGGCAGCAGCTTCTCTGCGCGGCTGTTAACGGCTACGCGGTTCTTGCCAATCGACTTCTTGCGGGCCTTCTGCACGCGGTCCATCATGGCGTACAGCTTACGTGCACCCGCCTCGGTCGAGCCATTACCTAGTTCAGAAACGATACGAGCAGGCACAACGAACTCACCATCAGCAAGACGCGCTGGGCGCTTGTTCGCAATCGTTGCAGGAATGGAGTCAGATACGCCATCGCCGGGACCTTTCAAAAGCCGACCACCGTCGGAGTAGTCGCCAAGGTGGGAAATACCACCCCGGGCAAACATCTGGCCACCGTTAGCCATCATGGTGCTCATACGGTTTTGGTTAGACATCTCTTCGATTGGCCCCCCTGCTGCCATAGCGCGAGGTGAAGTTACTGTTTGTGCGTCACGGTATCCGGGGGCTTGACGGGCGTATGAACCAGTTTTGTAGTCGTACGAATACTCGTATGGGTTAGGGCCGCTGCCTTTGTACTCGGCTTGTTTTTGGTCGCCCATAAGCACTGGGGCCGCTGCCATCATTCCTGTTTTCAGAAGTCCGGGAGCACCGCCCATTTTGGTCATGAACGCATCACGTGAGGCTGGGTTATCCATAAGCCCGGACAGCCCCCGCTTTGCATTTGTAAGGCTGTCGGTGTTTGCAGGGTTGAATCCTGCCACAGCTTTGTTCTCCATAGCCGCTCTGTCCATGCCAGCTAGCATATCTGTCTGCGGCACCATGGGTGCAGGGGCTGCAACGGGGGCAACCGGCGCAGAATAGACATCCGCCATAGCATCCAACGAGCTCCGCGCAGGGGTAATCTGGGACAGATTTGCGCGCTCCATAATTGGGGCTCCTACCTCAACACTTGCAGCAGGGGCCACCGCAGTATTCTCCAATGCAGCTGCTTCCATACCCTGAAGTGGGTTAACCACACTCTCTGCCCCAGCAGCGGCAGTCCCGGCAGCGCTCAGACCACCAGCCAAACCTGCGCCGCCGTATGCGCCGAGACCAGCCATCAGACCTTTTTTCAGGCTACCCGTGGCCAATCCGTAACCACCGCCGACCATGGCTGCTGCCAGAGGAGCGCCAACACCCGTAGCGGCCAACCCTACACCGAGCAGCGTCGGCAAAAGATTCTTGAGGAACCCAGCTTCGGGTAAACCCGTATCAGGGTTGATGGTCAGGGAGCCACCGTGCGCCTTGGCAACTGCCTGAAGGCCAGCCACCTCTTGTGGGGCCATATGGACTAGGGTCGTGTCTGGGCCACGGCCACGCGAGGCCATGTGTTGTGCGGCAAGTTGCAGGCTCATGTGCGCCTCTCGGAAAGGGGGTTGGTCGAGTCTATCACGGGGGAAGCGCGGAGACAAATGAAAGTGTGGCCACAACAGACTGCGTTGAGGGGCGAACCGGGCCAGTAGATGCGGGGTAGTGCTGTATCGTCACAGTGGCGTTGGTGGTTGACCACCAAATCTCCACGTAGTCGTTGGCCTGCATCTGGAGGTAGTAATTCCATCCAACAATCTCATGCGCCTCATCCCCTGCTGACGCGCTTTTATGGGCTGGGATTGACACAAAACCTGTTGACCCCGGAATATCTACGCCATTTTGACGCAGCCAAATACTCATGTCTTGAATTTGGTTGTCCGTGTTTTGAAACTGAGCACTGAACTGTAGGTTGTATATGCCAGCAGTTGCCGCTGTGATCTTTGAACTTGTAATGCTGACACCATTGGCAAAATCCGTAGTGTTGAGCGTCATCAACGTGGCGGTATTGGCCGTTGTCGTTTGATCTTGATCGCTTGAAAAAGCCCCGTAGGGAAACCGCACCCCAGAGCCATCAATTGAGCCTGAGCCAGTTTGTAGCTGCCCCAAAATGTTGTCGAGTCGGTTGAAGTACAAACGCAGCACATCGCTGTGCTGATCATGAAACTGCTTGTCGTACTGTATTGGTGCGGTAGGCAAACGTGGGGCTACAACCCTGTTGAGTTCGTACTCAGAAGTGACGATCAAAGTCATGCTTATCTCCGGCCATCAGGACGCACATCGACCGAGGGGACGCCAAGCTGCCACTGAACCCCAAGGCCATCGGAGCTAATCTTGAACGCCATCTGACGACCGCGCACGCGGGTATAAACAATCTGCGTAAACTGCTGCACCGTGTAGTTGCGCTGCCCAGAGTAGTTCTGCGTACTGGTTACCGTGGGGGTGGCTGCAACGCTGTAGTTAGCGCCGGGGTTCTGCCGAGGGCGCACAGTGAACGTCACCGCAGGGTTGTTGGCGTAAGAACCATCAAACGTAACGTCTGGGATCATCCGCCACACAAAGCCGTAGTTGTGCCCGTCGCCAATGTTGAAGTCGGCTGATTGAACGAACGAGGAAATGGGGCTTGGCGGGTTGGTCGTGCCGTCGTCAACACCATTCTCGTGATAAATAAGCTGCCCACCATATCCTGCTGCCGTAGGATGGTCCCGAAGCGGGGTATCAAGCCAAGCAGTCCGAGCAAGGTTGCCGTATGACCAGACTTTTTCCAAGTGGTTGTACACCACATAACGGTCGATGGTCGTAGAGTTGGCAGAGCAGTAGTACCACCAGATTTCGTTGAAGCCCTCGTTGGTGCCTGCAAAGAACTGATACTGCTGCTGCAGGTTGATGTCACCAAAGATGTACTGGCGCAACGGGCAGTAAAGCGTCTCCACACGACCAGAGTACATGTAGAACTTGTCCAGCCCCATCCAGTACGTGATGTTGGCAGCTGTGGCTTTGGCGTTGGGCCCGGCAATCGAGATGTTGTCACCCAGAATCTGGAAGCCCCAGACATAGGGTGGGCCAAGGTACTGCATGGAGTAGATAGCGGCGTCGGTCCAGACCAAAATCTCCTGACGAGCCTGTTGGTGCGCAACGATTGACGAGCCCGTACTTAGACGGAAACTGCCCGCTTGATTGGTGGCAGCCGGAGTCCACAGTGCGTAGTCCTCCTGATCCGACCAGCGTACCAGCAAAGGATCAATTGTTGCGGAACCATAATCGTTGCATCCAAACGCAATCACAAAACGTGAAGAGTCTGATACGGCTACAGCGTTACATATCGTTGGGCAGTCAGTGTCGGTGGTGTACGGCGCTGGGCTCGTAGAGGACAGCAACACGGCGCGGTTGTATACGAAAGGCGAGACAGCATCAACTTTCCAGAGGTACAAAGCACCGCCGCGTGGGTTGATGATAAGGTCCTGACCGTAGTTGTTCTGGCTCCAGAGCCGCAACTGGGAAGCCAAGCCAACACTCGACGACAACCCCCACCCCGTAGCACCCGAGTACTGCTTAACAGCCGCGCCGTTGGCGTGCGTAGTCGCGGTGCTGCCAACACCCCGGACACATCCGGTAAAAGTCGTGGGGGTTACACCCGAATACGTGATGTACTCGGCATCAATACCAATCGCCCCCGAAGCCGCAAACCCGGTGGTAGAGAGCACAGTAATGGTGGTCGCCGAAGAATTCAACGCGCCGTTGAGCGTTGTGGAAGCTGAAGCAAACAACGTCCCGCCAAAACCGCCAGCGCCCCAGCCTGTCAAAACCTCAAAAATTTCAGCGCCTACAGAGATTTGATACGTAAGCGTTGCCGCACCGGTGGTGCCCGAAGATGTTGCTGGCGCTGCGACAACAATACTGAAGGTAGCGGCATTCAAAACCGTGATGCGGAACTCTTGGTTCAACGCAGATGCTGGGATGCCGTTCACTGCGCCAGCGACACCGGAGATGGTCACGAAGTCGCCCGTGCTTGCGCCGTGCCCTACGTTATTAACCGTCACCGTAGTGGAACCGTTCACCGTTGTAAACGCATTAGATGCAACCGTTACAGTGCTGCGGATTGGCGTGACATCATTGAACGCGCCCCCGACGGAGGGTTGGATGTAGTACTTCAGGTTGGTGCCTACGCCCATCAGGTTGAAGCCTGCCAGCGTGACCCAGTTCCACAGCGACCGCGCAACGCCCCAGTACGAACCTGTAGGGGGCAGTAGCCCAGAAATAGACCCGCCAGTGTCTTTTACCCAACCGCCGATCTTCTCGGGATAGCCCGAGCGAAAGCGCACCTTGTCCATCTCGAACCAAGTGCCTTCATTGGCCAGAGTCGTCGATTCTCGGTTAACGCCGGGTCGGAGTTGGAGCTTTTGCAGTGGCATGTGGGCCTCTTAGGTGAGCACGGCCAGCGCGTGGTTGATGTGTGCTTGATACGGTCTTCAAGCCCGATTGTCCCACCGTTGATCTTCTTTGTCATCCCGGTGTAGTCCTTGGCGTCAGCCTCT